CTACCGCTCCAACCGAACGACCTTCATCTCGCCATTGCTTAATTTTAGCCACTACAAGAGCTTTTGTAGAAGCTTGGTCTGTTCCTAAAGCTAATACTCTAAAGTCTTGTGTATCTAAGCCATTTAAGAAATTTTCAACCTCTGCGTTAGTAGTTTGTCCATCTGTACCACCTTCTAGTAATACTGTCTTGTCTGCCGTTGGCAATGTACCAGTGATAGATACATAATTATTCTCAAACGGTAATTGAGCAACAATCTGCTTATCTACAGTTTTTCCAAAGAACACGGTTTGAACTTCCATTCCTGCATCCACTTGTTTTTTGAATAAAACATGAATATGATTACCAGCTGTTCCTTTATATTTTGCTGTAACTACTACTTCATCTTCTGTCTTAGTAGCTTTAGCTCCAGTATCATTAACACCGTTATAAGCTAATACTTTACCAGTACCTTTCAATGCTTCACGAATTTCAATTAATTCATCAATTGACTTCCCGAATGTTTTTCTAAAATCCGTTGTGCCATCTACTAGAGTAAAAGTACCGATTTCTCCCCAAGCTCCACTGATCATGACTGAAGCAATTGTGTTATCTTCTAATGGGATAATCACATCTTCACGACTCACAAAGTCGATATAAGCTTTAGGAATACGTTTATTCTGATATGTCCACTGTGCCATTAATGCACTCCTCCTTTTCTCCACTCTTCTAAAATATCTTTCACTTGATTCACTGAATATTGCTTCGATTCTTCTAGCAATGCATCCAGTAACAATCGTTCATCCTCAAAATATAGTAAGATTGATTCTTTGCTATACTTTGGTTCATCATCAAATAGTTCCATCATTAGCAGACTCACCAACCCTTTCCAGAACTTGCATTTTGATTTCTTCTTTCGTCCATCTAACATAACGAGTTACTTTAAACGTACAAATTAAGTCATTTTCGTTATATTCCACTTCTAAATTGTCGATATGATACTTATCGCCTAAGTATCTAAAATCTGGAGACATGAATAATTCTTCAATTTTTGAGAATTGTTCATATAAGTTCTCTGTTTTCTCGGTATAGTAGTGCAATAGAACGACAAAAACCTGTTTATCGTTTTGGTTTGCTAACCTCATACGATTCACAGGTTTTACGTCTACAATAAAACAAGGTGTAGATAATCCTTGACGAATTTGTTCATCATACACCTTGCATTTAAAAATCTCTTTTAGCTGTTTAATTATCAGCGGTTTAATACTATAGTCCACCAAGCACCTCCGCCAATTTATTCTCTATTGTCTGAACAATTGCAGGAATTTTTTCCTCAATTTCAGCTTCTGTCAATTTCATCATGAATTTACCTTCAACCCATGGGCGGACTAATCGCCTTTTAATAGCCGGAACATATCGCCCGACTTCCTGTCTATGACCGCTCTCGACAAATGAAGCGTACTCTATAGTATTGAAAACATTAATAATATAAGTGTTTCCTTTCTTATTTACTTCACACTGCCAATTCTGGTTCAATTTACCAGTCAGTCCTTTTGGTGTTCGTATTTTAACCGAACGCATAAATTCTAGTCCAATCGCTTTTGCAGCTTTCATAAATTCAGCATCAATAATCTTTTGACCTTTCTCTAGCTTCTTCATATAAGCGACTAATTCACTATCATCAAACCCATTCATGTCGCTTCACCACCAATTCTTGATGAGTGATATAGATCATTGGGTCTTCACTCGTTAAATACTTAACTCCATCTACAGTAATTTTACTGCCTGCTTTAATATAAATATCAGGTTGGCAAAACACTTTATGTTCCGTTTGAAGTAATCTAGCTTCAGTTTGTTGCGTGTTTTTCAAAGATTGCACCGATAATCTACAAGGAATATCAGCATGAGCCTTTTGAAATTCAATTCCATCAGCTCCATTGTCTTTAATAACCTCTCTAGCTTCGTATACATCTAACTTTTTATCATACATCCACATAATCGAAGATTGAGCTTTGATAAGTACATCATTTACTTTCATACTTACCACCTCAACTTTCTAAATTCCTGCAGTTGTGATTGGAAATTGTATAGCAAGCCTTGAGCCTTTGCAGTAGCATCATCTCTTGATAACTCTACTCTAGTATCGCCTACAGAAATACTTCTAGCTCCACTAGCTTCGTCTGGATTAATCAATGCATGAAGCATATTCATAGCAACGAACCTTAGCTCCCATGGAAATTCAGTCAAATTACAATAGTTGAGGATAGCCTGCATAACTTCATCTACCGCAATATCTGATGGGTATTCTTGATACTTCTCATCATAAGCTTGACAGATTTCACGACGAATAGCTTCATGAGTTTTTCTCATTTCTTCTAATTCCATTGCTATCCCCCCTTTTCTCTAAACTAACGGTTCTCCGTGTCGAGCGTTAGCAACTGTTAATTTATCTTTAACTGCTACTAATTCCGCTTTAACTTGTTCCAACTCAGCTTTTAAAGCATCACGTTCTGCTTCTAACGCTGTTACTGTAGATTTTTTAATCTTGCTCTTTTCTAATTCTTCAATATCAGCTTTTAACGCATCACGTTCCTCTTGAACCGCACGATATTCTGCAGTTGAGTAAGTACGACCTCCTGTAGATGGTTTTGATACTACATACTCACCATCTTCAATCGTTACAACATCATATCCATCTTCCAAATATGCTTGTTCTTCTAATTCATCAATATGAAGTACTCGATTATCTTTTTTTACAATGATCATTATTTATTCCTCCTTTAATCTACTCTGAAATTACAAATGCTAAACCTTCGTGTTTTTGTTGGAATAGCAATACATCATCATGAGAACGTTCAAAGTATTTGAACATTCCTGCAGTTAATACAGATGGTTCTTGTAAACCTACAAAGCTGTATTTTTGAGGTGCTGCCATACATGGGATATGGATTAAGAAGAAGTGAATTTGTTTTGCTGTTGGGTCATCTTTCGCACCGACTGTAAAGTTAAATAAAGTCTTCATACGGTCAGATGGAATAGCTGGTTCAATATTCACTTCATCTAATCGACCAATTGAACGGTCAATAGTTGTTCCGCCACCTTGAATGTTAAGTGTACGACCAAATTGTTTAATGTTTTTAATCATACGTTTAACAGCTGGAGTACAGTACAATGTACGACCTTCTGCAGGAACTCCTGCTTCGTCCATTTGTTCCATTAATTCATCAAATGTACTTAAGAAGTTTTCTTCTGTGATATTTAATTTCTTGATTTGTTTGTTTGTAGTATCTAATGCTTGTTTACGAGCAAATAATTTAGAAATCATATATTTATCCATTTCTGGAACCTTTTGAGTATCGTTGAATGTTTTTGTAATGTTAGCAATTGCTACCACATAATTCGTTTCATCTACATCTAATGGGTCTACTAATGTTGACCAATAACGTGTATTTTGTAATTGATATGTTTCCCATTGGTTTTCGTATTCAGCGTCTGTAACAGAAGTTGAACGACGAGCACTATCTCGACGACCATCTTTTACTAATAAACGAGGTACTTTAACTTCTTGAGCTCCTGTAAATTTTAATAATCCATTAGATGGAGAGTTCCATAATTTGTGAGTGAATAATAATCCATTCTCACTGTATCGTTTTTGCAATGCAGTTTGATAAGATTGTGCATAATTGACTACTGTTGCCATATTTTTACCTTCTTTCTAAATAATTAATTTCATGCTGTAAAAGCTTCAATCATTTGAGCCGTTACATCATTGTTGTTGTTTTCAGGCACGATTGCACCCTGCGGTTTCGCTCCTGCTACATGACCAGTTGCTGGCTCCATTTCAGGAACAAATAAAAAGCCTTTAGATTCTTTCAACGCAGTTAATTGGTCATCTAAACCTTTCACTTCACCATTTTTATCTAAAGACAGTTTTGATTTGTCTAATAAGCCATTTACAATAGAAGTATCATGAACTTTGTTGCTAATCTGCATTGAAATAGCATGGTTTAATTTAATATCTTCCATTTCATGCTCATGTTCTTCTTTTTGTGCTCTATACTTCTTATCCAAATCATTGTATTTTTGCAATAGTTCAGCATTACCTTCAGTTTCTTTTTTGAGTGCTTTCAAATCCTTGTCACGTTCGTCCAATTGATTCTGCAGACTAGTTGCGTTACCTTCTGCAGCAGATAACTTATTTTGCAACTCTTGAGTAGACTTCCCATGCTCTGCCATGATTTGAGCAATTTGTTCCTCCGATAATTCTAACTTTTCCAAAAATTTTCTGTTCATTCCTTTTTCCTCCTTACGATTTTTTAACGTGGCAACGACCACGCTGTTGGACAAAATAAAAAAGCCTTTTAACGCCATGCCTAGGGCGATTGTTTATAATCTTCCCTGATTGTATAATCTACAAAAAGGGGGTGAGATTATGAAGAAATCTGAATTGGAAACTTTAATTTCTAACAAAAGCCAAGAAATCCTCAAGCAAATGGCTAAAGAATTGAAAGAAAATTATATTGATAATCCAGATAAGTCAAAATCCGATGAATTTGCTTATCTACAACTAAATTATCCAATTGAAGTTTCCAAACGTCTAATATATAGCGTATTATCAGAAGTCCTTACTATCGATTAATTTATTAATTGAATGATGGAAGTTTCTGATTTTTCGCTGTTCTTCTATATGTAGCACTAACTTTGTTGTAATGACAGTTACAGCAATTTTTAGTGCTATTTTTATATACTTCCTCAAGGTAATACCTCCAATATATAAATTTATTTAAAAACTTTGAAAAGAAACAATTTAAAACTATAAATGCTGCTCAAAAAGAGTGTAAAGCCAATTATTTAATGAATATTGAAACTAAA